GGTTCTTTACAACTCGACGGCAAGCAATTCCGTGATTGGATATTACGATTATGGATCATCGATCACGCTAGCCGATACCGAAACTTTTACTATTGACTTTGATTTTTCTAACGGAGTTTTGACGCTGGCATGACAATCAAAACGCACATTGAGACGATGCAACAATTGCTGTTAGGACTAGACATGAATTGGGCAACAACAGACGGAAAGATTAAGATTACGTGGTTGTCTATGGTTGGCAAGATGGCCGCAGAGTTGGAACTAGTTGCAATGACAGAGTCTAGCGTATTGGAACCGATCAAACATGGAGATCAAGCGCAAGCTTATTTGGACAAACAAAAGGTAAAAAAATTTGAATCGTCCGAATACAACCCGTGCTAATAAGGAATGAATTATGAAATTTGCAGCTATCAACGCAAGCGCTAGCGGCGGTAACACAATTGTTGCAGCCGTTGCCGGTAAACGCATTCGAGTCGTTTCCTATGTGATCGTTGCGGCGGGTTCCGTTACGGCAACATGGCAATCGGCATCGACGGCGTTATCGGGACCGATGAGCCTTGCCGCTTCTGGCGGCGCGTCGGCGTCAATCGGAATCATGGCTCCAGGCGGCGCGTATGGCCTATTTCAAACGGAATCCGGCGAAGCTCTAAACCTAAGCTTAGGTGGTGCTGTAAACGTTTCCGGGCATTTGTGTTATTTGGAAATTAGCGTATAATTAGCGTATAAAAGGAGAATTTGTTATGTCTGATATTCCAGCAACAACCCCGATTGTTACCCCGGCGGTGCCAGCGCAGACCTTCCCACTATGGGTGGTTGAATCGCTTGTATTCTCGGGCAACGGCATTGAGCAACCATTGACGGCGGATGCATGGTTCCGCTCAGCGCGGCGCGACGCGGCAAGCTCAACCGGTTGGGTGCTTGGTGACCAGAGGCGCAACTATCACATCCCTGATGTGTGGACGCTTGCCGGATCCGATGCGGGAGTGGCTTCCACCATGACGGATATCATCGCAACGCTTACCAGATTAGCTACAAACGCCGGTGTATTATGAGTCTACCATTATTGGGAGTCGGGCCTTCAGCGCCAACATCAGACGGCCCAACCAATGGCCTGCTCTGGCAGGGTGCGACTGACCTTTTGATATTCAACGGCTCAACCGATTACATAATCTGGCAGTGACGGAGTAGCTAAATGGCAAGCAAGCGCATCGACGAACTCACTACGCGCGTGGTAGCAGACACAGACCTGCTACCCGTCACGCCGAGTGGTGGGCCTAGTGGCTCGGCTACAGTCGCTGCTATTGTCGCTGAGGGGCTGTCTCAGCCTAATAGCGCATCGGCTGGTGCCGGGGCATCGATCACAATTAAAGCCGCTGACGGGGTAACGTCGGGTGCTGGCGGTAGCATCACGATTACACCAGGAGCGCAGGCGACAACGGGCGGGCCGGGCAAGGTAGTGATTGACACATTGACAGTGGGGCGCGGACGCAGTGGCCTCACCGAAAATACGGCTATAGGCGTAAACGCATTAGCTGCAGTAACTAGTGGTGATCAGAATGTAAGTGTTGGCTACAATACGGGTAAAGCGATAACCACAGGAACGCTGAACGTAGGGATTGGAGCTGCGGCTCTGCAATCGGCCACCACTGGAACAAGTAATACAGGAGTAGGATTTGCCGCTTTATTAAACTTGACTACCGGCAGCGTAAATGCTTGTTTTGGGAGGGCTGCCGGATATTCATTAAATAGTAGTGGCAATACGCTTATTGGTACTTATTGTGGCAACAATATAAGCTCTGGAGGCGACAATACTGCCATCGGCTATAATGCTGTCGTATCAAATACGACGGGCAGCAACCTGATTGCCATCGGCCATTCTGCCGCTCAATATCAATCTAATGGTAGTACGTCATTAACTACAGCGGCAAATAGTATTTATATCGGATACCAAGTTCGTGGATTCAACAATTCCGACTCAAACAGTATTGTAATTGGTTATCAATCTATTGGAGAGGGCGCAAATACTTCTGTTATTGGCAATTCATCGACAGTGCAACAGCATTTTTATGCGACACGCTATATCAAAACTGAAGGGTCGCTGGTTTTCGCATCCTCGACGCCAGCAGCGATCGTGGCATCACAGAATGATTATGTCCTCACCGGCTCCGCATTTCAGCGGCTCAACTGCACAACGGCTAGCGATATCACCGGCATCGCTCCACCGACTAGCGGAGCGCACGTCGATGGTCGCATGATCAGACTCGTGTCTGTGGGCACGGCAACTGTAACGCTGAAACACAACAGCGCAAGCAGCACGGCGGCTAACAGAATGTTTGTGAGCAGCGGAGCGGACAAGGCCTTGGCAGTCAATGGTTGGGCCGATCTGGTTTACGACTCAACGGACAACGGATCGGGTGCTGCTGGATGGAGGGTGATGTAATGGCGTTATCGTGGTCTCCAGCAAACGATCATTTAATCGTCGATGGTCTGGAGACCGTCACGCTAACCACGCTTGCAGCCACAACCACGACGATCTATCGGGTATTGAGATTGCCAGCGTTGGTCGATATCGGATCCGCTGGCGCATTGGCCAGCTATGGCAATATCACACGCTGGAATATATGGATCCAAGAATGCCCTACCGCACCAGAAATAAACGCGCTATTGACCGACGCAGCTAACGTAAAATACCGCATCAATAATGTTACCCAATCAGTACAACGCAATATGTGGGAAATTGAAACCACGGCCGATGCCGGAGTCGGTTTATGAGTGTTTTTTATGATATTCTTGACGCAATCAAAACACGCATTGCAGCAACGTATGCAAACACAAAATTGCGCAAACGCGCGATCATGATCGAGACCGACACGTTGCCATTAATCATCGTCTCCCCTGGCACCGAGACAATCGGATTGGAAGCTTTTAACGGCGTCGTATGTTATGATTACACTGTGCAAGTGACTTATGTCGACGCTGGTAACAGAATTTTTGAAACGGATCTTGCGGCCCATTTAACGATACGCGAGAACATCAAAAAGATTCTGTATCAGCCAGCGTTGACCGGAGTTTCTGACGTGCTAGGGATGCAATTGGATATGCAACCAGCGTTTGAATCGGTCAGCGGAAATGTCAATAACTATGACGTTTGCGGCATGACAATCACATATCGAAAACTGGAGGCGCGAACATCATGAGTGTGGATATTTCTGCGATTGTCGGCGAAATATCTTGGACTCAATCCGTGACCAATTCCGGATTTGTCAAGACGACTCAAGGCCCGGACAAGCTAACGGCAACTCTAGCGCCTGACACGACCACATACAATCGAATCTATGCTGTTAAAGGCACGCTTGCGGGCGGCGCTAGCGTCACGATTAACCTGCAAGGCGTTACCGATTATTTAAATCAATCATTGACGCTAACAAAAATAATAGCGTTTATGCTCAAGGCGACAACAACCGGAATGAAATTCGAACCAGGCGCAAGTAACGCTTTGACGTGGCCTTTGACCGGAACAAGTCCTGTATTGACAGTTCAGGCAGGCGGATTTTTCATTATTGGCGATGGCGCGGCGCACACTGTTAGCGCAACCGACAAAAATTTTAAGATCACTAATTTAGATGGTGCTGTTACGGGTACTTACGAAATTGCTCTAATCGGAGGTCAGTGACATGGCGTTTTTCTCAGGCAAAACCGGATCATTTACTGTTGGATCATCGGCTCAACCGTTGACCGATTGGTCGATTGATATCAAATCGGAAAACATTGACACGACCAATTTTGGAGATTCTGGTTATCAAACAAATTACGCTGGTATTGGCGGGGCTGAAATTACAGCATCGGGACCATATGATGGCACCGCTGGAGCGAATGTTGGAACATCTGGCAACTTTACGCTTACCACTTCAACGGATTCTGGAGCACCATCTTATACGGTAGCCGCTCGAATATCATCTATCAAAATTGATGTTAACGTTAAAGGCGTGGCTCAAATTACATATACGGCGTCAAGCAATGGCGCGTTCACAATAACTTATTGATGGAGGTTGTGTTATGGCGTTTTTCGCTGGCAAGACTGGTTCTATTTCAGTCAATGGCGCAACTCAGCCTTTGACCGATTGGTCCATCGATATTAAATCTGAAAATATCGACACAACCAATTTTACCGATGGCGGATACCAGACTAATTATGCTGGTATTGGCAGTGCCGAAATAACAGCATCGGGACCATATGATGGCGGAGCGGGAGCGCTTGTAGGCGCTTCAGTCGCATTTATTTTAACCGCGTCATCGGATGTTGGAGCGCCAGCGTACACGGTTACCGCGCGCATTTCATCTATCAAAATTGATGTTAATGTCAAAGGCGTGGCGCAAATTAACTACACCGCTTCAAGCAACGGTTCATTTTCCATATCATATTGACGAGGTATCGCCATGGCATTTTACCGTGGCTGTACGGCATCCGTTTCCTTCGGCACTGTTTTCCTCCCGATGACGGAGTGGAAACTCAATGTCGATGGAGAACGGATTGACGTTTCTGATTATGATCAGCAAACGTTCAAATCAATTGTTGGCATGCGAACAGCGACAATATCGTTATCTGGGCCATATCCGTCATCCATCGTTGGGTATGGTTATGGTCTTGCCACTGGCGATGACCTATTGGTCAAATTATACCTTGATCCTGAATTTTATTATTTTTTTCAAGTCATGGCGCGCATTGAAAAAATGTCGGTAACAACAAACGTCAAGGGCGTGGTGGAGTGTACGATAGATTTAGTGGTCATCGGTGATTTCAAATTAGGCGATGACGCTAACACAGAGGCTATTGCAATATGAGTACGAGTCAATCATTAGGCGGTAATGCCGCTCCAATCATCGCCGTGATCGGCGATAAGGAATACAAATTTGGCTTGCTGACGCAAAAGATCAAGAGCGGAATTGAGCGCATTGTTCAAAGTCGCGCAAGAACAGAATTGTTTCGTGACAAAAACGATATGGGCGATGAAGAATTCAAATTAGCTTACGGCGCGTATATGGACCGGATCAGTTCCGGCGCGTTTGCGTTTGGCGGCGTTAATTGTCGCGGATTCTTAACTTCGACAGATGGCCTTGCTAATTTGGTTCACCTGATGGCTGGGATTAGTCTTGACGAAGGCCATCGTTTAGTTGCTGAACATGCCGAAGAGATTGCGGCTGTTGTGGGCCAGATTTTTACAGAGTCTTTCCGTTCGACCAGGAAGGCGGAGAGCCTGGACAAGAACGAAATCTCCGAGTAGTCAACGCGCTGGCCGTTGTAGCCAGCCTTACTGACCAACCATATTTGTTATCTATGAATCAGATTGCGGAATTGACAGACTATCAAATTTGGAGGATTTACGGCAAGGAACGCGATGATCGTGGAGTGCCAAAATCAATACCGGGAAGTTTGGCTCCATCAAAACGCGAATCTGGAATTGTCGAAGCCAAAGCCAAATATCTGTCAATGGGTGCGGCGTTGGGGATTTCGATAGACGAACTTAACGCGGCATGGAGTAAAAAAAATGGCGGGCGCAATTGATTTGATGGCTGGCGGTATGGGTGGTGGTGGAGGCGGTCTTGAGCCGCTTATCTCCGCCCTTGACCACTATACATCGATGTTGCAGGCCGTCAGTAACGCAATTAACGGCATTAAGCCCATTGCGCCATCAACCGCACCAAAAGCCGCTACGCCAGCGCCAGCGCCAGTATCCGCGCCAATCCCACCAGCTCCAATTATCAATTTGCCAAAGCCTATTGCGCCATTGCCAGCGCCAGCGCCAATTCAAATATC